ATACCGTACAAGATATGTACAACATGACAATGCCAATGATTGAAGAAATCAGAGATGAAATAATGGACAAAAGTCGATTGGAAAAAGAAAGATTAGAACAAGCAAGAGGTACTAATCGTAAGACATATTAACTCGAAGAGCTAAAGCTCATCGTCAAACTCATTTCATTTCGTTTGATATTTCTTTCTTTGATATTATTTTTAATGATAACGTTATTACCCTGTTTTCAGTCGCACTTAGCCTGTGTACGGCCAAGTGCAAAAAAAAAGCTAAGGTCATTACCCCGCTCCCAAGCGCACCGTTATTAGCGAAACCATATAGGCAGAGGCGGTTGTGCTCGACCCCTTTACTCGCCGCTTTCAACGCAGGCTACTAAATCGCAAATAACGGCAACTGATCTAGTAATACCCGTGGGTTGTAATAGCTCAACAGAGCCCACTCTTTTGGTTCATATGCCTCAGCAAGATCCGTCGGTACGAAAGATCGCACAGACTCAATGCTTTAAATTGAGAGGCTATGTTATGACTGGTGTCTAGTTAATGATTCTCTGAGTGCCTTAGATCCGCCTACACGGACGTTTATGATGCCATTGTAATATTCATCTGTTTCAAGCACTTTACGATCGAACTGCTCACGAGCTTCTAAGTAGCTCATTTCACCTCTGCCTGTGCAGAAGTAAAGTATTTCTCTTGTAAAGTTGTCAGGGCCTAGTTCTTGTACATCTGCGTTCAACGTGTCACTGCTTCCCCAATAGGTCTTCCAGTCACTTTCTTTTGTTGATCGTCTTTTGTTTTTTCTGCCTTTGAGAGGTTTTTTAGTTACTTTAAATTGAGCCAGTTTTTTGCCAATGTACTTTTTTCCGTTCGTTAGATTGGTAATGAGATATACGAATCCAACATATTCCTCAGGTATTTGTTCAACGATTTTGCCTTGATAAGTCCATTGCATGTTAGTATATAGCAATTACTATATATGCCGACAAAGCGAAAAGTCAACCTAAAAATACCTTTTTTTCAAGATTTCCCAAGTTTGTTTGTAACCGTTGTCAATCTGGTGATAATGTGTGCTGGCTTGTGCCGCACTGTGATCATTACCGCCTGGAAAACAGTTGTCTCCAAAGAAAATAGTTCTCGAATCTTTGTAGTCATTGAGCACTTGTCCTTTGTCGCATCCTACAGGAAAAATATCAATACTAGTTTCTCCTGCTACTTGTGCAACTACATCGTCAAAACATTCATTGAATGCTAGTGCTACTTGTTCTCTGCTTTTGTGATGTTGCTCCCATTCACTGTATCTAGCACGTTGATCCCAATCAGCATTTCTACCAACAATGCTAAAGTTTGCAGTGCCTGTTCTTTGTTCAATGTGATTGCCAGTTTTCTCAGAATAATCAAATCTATCTAACTGTTCTTCTAAGAACTTGTGTTGCTGTTCAGTGAGTTTCCATGTGTTTTTATGAACTTCTTTTGCACCAATAAACACATGGTTGCCGCTACAATGATATACCTTGTGGAATGTATTTGTGAGCTCTAAACCAATCTGTTCCACAGTCTTTGGTCTGTCACTGCCAGTGACAATTGCACAATGATGTCGCTCCATAAACCTAAACATAAACTCTTTGAAGTCTGGGTCGATGGGCTTGCGAGCATCAGTTAGTGTGCCGTCTACATCAAAAAGGAATTTCGTCATCAAAGTCATTTTTTAATTCTTCCGGAAACCATTTGTACAACACATCTAGTGGCATGCTGTATTTTAAATCTCTGATCTTTTTAGTTTCATATCTAGTGTTGTCTATACCAGTTATAGTTGTTGAATTCATTGTAAGGCTGTTAACATCAACTGTTTCTGTTGTATAATCGCCTATGTTGATTGTGTAAGTTGGCTCAAATGGTGCTTCAGTTTGCATCCATGTTTCAAAGTCATCATCGCCTTTGTCAGACTTGTTATTAAAACTGTGTATGTTGATGTCTGTTATGTTAAATTCTTCAGGATCCATTGTTAAACACCTTGTAAAATATATCAATAGGCAGTATCTTCTTTGTTAACAGTTGTTGCGGATGAAAAACAACTCCATCGTCGTGGTATTTTTCGCCACACCAATCACATGCATCTTTTTTTAAAAAACTCATGTGATCTTGTTTTTTAAAACAGTAGTGTGTCCACCAATCGTGCTTGTTTTGCATTTTTACCCCATGTTTCCGGAATTAATATTTCCTGCTAAAACTATTCTTTCTGCAGGTGTAGTGCTAACACTGTGCATCATCAATGAAGGAAATATTATAAGTCTTCCTTCTACAAGTTCAATATCAATTCCTTCTAAGTTCAAAGGACTGCTTTTTTCTGAACCTTTTAAGTAATACACAAAACTTAAATGTGCAGGTATATGATGATGAACATTTGTGCTTTGACCTTTTTTATATCTGGCTAGCCAAGCATCTCTTATAAACCAACTTTGTAAATGTTTTGCCCAAGGATGGTTATCTACGCACTCTACTACCATAGAAAGTAAATCGTTAAAAAGGTCTGTTTCTTGCCATATTCGATAGCTGCTCATATCTGCTTTTACATTACTAGTTTGATTTTGACTATCTGTAAATTCTTCACAATATTTTTTTACTTGTGTATTCCATACACTATTATCTGTGTCGTGTATCAGTATAGGTAAATCTACAGATATATTTTTATTTTGCATCTACAAACTCTGTATCTGTGCTGAACGTAGTAAAGCCGCCTTCTTTGATAACTTGTAGTATGGTGTTTACACGACCTACCAGTTCATCTCTGTGTGAGATTAGGAAGATGTTTTTATTGCGTTCACGTTCGATCTTTTTGAGAACACCCAATGCCGCATCAACACCGTTTGTGTCCATGCCACTGTCAATCAACTCGTCAATAGCAAGGAAGTTAATAGGTGTGTTCATGCTTTCAAACACATCTCTAAATGCCCAGCTAAGACCAAGTATCAGTCTATTGCGTTCACCTCTGCTCAAGTTGTCAAAGTCTAGCTCTCTGCCCAGCTCTGTGATCTCTACTGTTAAGTCTGGCTGGAATGCAACTTCATGCGGCAAGCCTAGCTTGGTCAAGTAATAAGCAAGTCTACTGTTCAAGTACTGTAAGTTTTGTTCAATAATACGTTTTCTAATAAAACTGTCTTTGTTTGTGAGCAGTTTGTATAGGAAGTCTTGATGGTCTTTCATTACATTGAGACTGTTCATCTCGTCCCAAGTAATTTCTTGCAATCCTGTTTCTTTGAGTGTATCAACTTGCTCTTGATACGTGTCTGTTTCATTTGCTATACGTTCTGCTTCTGCTTGCAAATTGTTGAGTGTGTTTTGATGTTCTAGTGCTTCTTGAAGTGTGTTATAGTGTGTAACAGGAATCTGTCCAAGTTCTCCTAGTTCATCTAGCACTTGTTGCCACTCTGCATGTTGTTTGTCGTTTTCCAGTGTTTGACTGCGAGCTTCTCCTAACTGATCTTCTTTGTTAGCGAGAATCTTTTCTTGTTTGTCATCATGTATCTCTTGTCCACATGCATGACACTTGTGTTCCTTGAGCAGTTCAATTTCTTGTTCAAGTTTGTCAACTAATCGATCTTGTTTAGCATTGTCTTGTGCTATATTGCTGATCCATTTTTCAGCTTGATCTCTTAGGCTTTTCTTCTCTAGGTAATCACTCAACTGTGCATGATTGTTGAGTTCACTTTGAATATCTATTTTTTCAAGTGTGTTGATCTGGTCTTGGATACTTTGGACATCAGACGTTTGTTTGTCTCGCCAAATTTTTTGTCTGCGTTCCAAATCACTAATACTTTTCTCAATCCTGGAATTTGCTTCTTCAATTGCGTTAATTCGATACTCTTCTTGTTTGATTGCATCTCTTGTTAACCTTTGTTGTTCTTTGAGAACCTCTGCTTTTTCACTGAGCATTGTAATACCCAGTAGTTGTTCAATAATAGCACGTTGATCATTTGCCCTCATACTGAGGAAAGGTTCTGTGTATGTGTTGAGTGCAACAATGTGTTTGAACATGTCATGACTCATGCCAAATAGTTTTTCAATTTGTGCTTGAGTTTGACGATTCTCACCTTGTGCTTCGTCTTCATCAACGTTTTGTTCGTTGACAAAGTATTTAAGCACATTTGGCTTTCTACCTCGTTCAATGCGGTATTTGACGCCATCTACGTCAAAATCCAGCGTAACCAGCATCTGTTTGCTGTTGGTTTTGTTAACTAAGTTGTCTTTGCGAATGTTTGTAAGAGCATTGCCGTATATTGCATAGCTCAGTGCATTGATAATTGTAGTCTTGCCTGTGCCATTTCTACTGCCATCTCCGCCAAGGTCTAGGTTGTTGCCTAAAACCAATGTTAAACCATTGTCGGTGAAACGCACTGATTGCGTTACATTACCAACACTCATAAAGTTTTTAACGGTAATATTGTTAAGTGTAATCATAGGGAATTATAAATGTCTACTAGGATCTTCTTGTCTATCATATCGCTATCTACAGCGTTTAAACTATTGTACACGATTTGGTCTACATTTTCAACCTCAATATCGTCTACAACTTTCCAATCCTGAGCATGCTCTTCCTTTTTGCTAGGGATCAACGCTATTTCTCTAACGTTGA